CCTAAACCATCAACTTCAGAGTATGCTTCAGAAAGAAGTTCTAGAAATGATGAGTTTCATGTAGTTGTAGTTGACGACGATGGATCTGTAACTGGTACTTCTGGAAACGTCATTGAGAAATGGGCAGGATTATCCAAGGCTTCTGATGCAAGAGTATCACCAAGTACAGGTGTTTACTACAAAGACTACATCGCAAACTTCTCTAATCAGATATTTGTTGGTGCTGCTCAAACAGGTGTGGGTATGAAACACACAATGATGAGTGGATATGCAGTTGATTCTGGTGGAGTTTGGGGAACTAAGGCACAAGGAGTTACTTTCAATGGTGCTGGTGCAAGTGTAATGACTCTTGCAAGTGGTAACGACTACGGTGCTGCTGGTGAGTACAAGTGTACTTTAGCTGATATCGTAAGTTCTTATCAAGTTCTAGATAACCCTGCTGAGTATTCAGTTAACTACTTAATACAAGGGCCATCTGGTGGTAACAACATATTTGAAGCACAGGCTAAGGCAAACAAACTACTTAGTATCGCAACCACAAGAAAGGATTGTATTGCATGTATCTCACCTTACAGAGAGGGAGTTGTTGGTGTAACAGACACAGACAAACAGACTGCAAATATCATACAATTCTATGATAGTTTACAATCAACATCTTATGGAGTATTCGACTCAGGTTACAAGTATACATTTGATAGATTTAATAACACATTTCGATATATCCCTCTTAATGGTGATATTGCTGGATTGATGGCAAGGACATCTATCAACTCATTCCCTTGGTTCTCACCAGCTGGTGCAACTAGAGGAACTATCAACAATGCGGTTAAACTTGCATATAACCCATCACAGGGACAAAGAGATCAACTCTATCCTAAGAGAATCAACCCTGTAATCTTCTCACCTGGCGCTGGTATTTCACTATTCGGTGACAAAACTGCACAGAAAGTACCATCAGCGTTCGATAGAATTAACGTTCGTCGTTTGTTCTTAACAATCGAATCTGTTATTGAGAGAGCATCAAGGTCTCAATTATTTGAATTTAACGATGACTTGACAAGAACTAACTTTGTCAACATTGTTGAACCTTATCTTCGTGATGTACAAGCAAAAAGAGGTATCTCAGAGTTCGTTCTTATCTGTGACGAAACTAATAACACTCCAGATGTTATAGATGCAAATACCTTTAAGGCAGACATCTTCGTGAAGCCTGCACGTTCTATTAACTTCATCGGACTAACCTTTGTTGCAACTAGAACTGGCATCAGCTTTGATGAAGTTGTTGGATCTGTTTAACTACTAAATACACAAGAAGAGAGGAATTAACTCATGGCACTTGACGCACCAGAAATAGGTAAGAGGACGATAGACAGCTTCAAATCGAAGCTAGTCGGAGGTGGTGCTCGTCCCAATTTGTTCGAGGTATTACTAAATTTCCCAACAGGAACAAAAGGTGACACATCAGATTTTGACGAGAAGGCTAGATTTCTAGTTAAAGCTGCTAATCTCCCTGCATCTAATATCACTCCAATCGACGTTCCATTCAGAGGAAGGAACTTAAAGATTGCTGGAGATAGAACATTTGATGTTTGGACAATCACAGTTATCAACGATACTGACTTTGCAATCCGTAATGCCATGGAAACATGGATGAACGGCATGAATAACTTACAAAATGCAACTGGAGAAACTACACCTAATGACTATCAAACAGATGCATATGTTTATCAGTTAGGTAGAAATGGTATTGCTGCTGCGAACTCAACACAGGGAACTGCTCAATTAGATGGGCCTAAAAATGGGGATAAGGTTCCTGTTTTAAAGGCATACAAATTCCACGGAATATTCCCAACAAACATAAGTGCGATTGAACTTTCATACGATCAACCTGACACTATCGAAGAGTTTACAGTTGATTTACAAGTTCAGTGGTGGGATGCTCTTAACCCAGATGGTAATTCAATGTTTGCAGAAACACGATAATAGTGTTATAATATAAGATATAAATAACTGGGACAGCCCAGTAGAAGTGAGTTAATGGCTAAATTATTTGGTTTTAAAATAGAGAAAGACGATGAACAGGCAAAGAACGTCGTCTCTCCTGTACCTCAGTCTAACGAAGACTCCTCGGACTATTATGTTTCGAGTGGTTTTTATGGCCAGTATGTTGATATTGATGGTGTATTTAAGTCAGAATTTGAGTTAATAAAAAGATATAGAGAGATGGCATTGCACCCAGAAGTGGACTCTGCCATTGAAGATATAATAAACGAAGCAATAGTTTCGGATCAGAATGATTCTCCTGTCGAAATCGATTTGGAGAATCTTCCAGCATCTGCGAAGCTTAAAGAATTAATTAGAGAAGAGTTTAAGGCAGTAAAGGAGGTCATGAATTTTGACCAAAAGTGCCATGAGATTCTCAGAAACTGGTATATTGATGGTAGAATATATTACCATAAAGTAATTGATGTCAAAAAACCAGAAGAAGGATTAAAAGAAGTTAGATATATTGATCCACTTAAAATAAAATTAGTTAGAAAACTCAAGACAGACCCTACGTTAGCAGGAGCAATCAAACAGGTAAATGCAAATAACCCTGCTGATATAGAAAATCCTGAGATAGAAGAATTTTACCAGTATGACCCTGCTCAAACTCAAGGTAAAAATGCCTTGGGTGCAATAGGACAAACACCTTTCTCTACCAAACAGAGACCAGTAAAGATTGCACCAGATGCCATCACATTCTGTCACTCAGGTTTGGTTGACAGGAACAAACAAACTATTCTTTCTTACTTACATAAGTCAATCAAGGCACTCAATCAACTTAGAATGATTGAAGATAGTCTAGTTATATACAGACTTTCTCGTGCTCCAGAAAGAAGAATATTCTATATTGATGTCGGTAATTTACCGAAGATCAAGGCGGAACAATACCTCAAAGAGGTGATGAACCGTTATAGAAACAAACTAGTATACGACGCATCAACAGGAGAAATTAGAGATGACAGAAAACACATGTCCATGCTCGAAGATTTCTGGCTCCCCCGACGTGAAGGTGGAAGAGGTACTGAAATCACTACGTTGCCAGGTGGACAAAATCTTGGAGAACTTAGCGACATCGAGTACTTCCAGAAAAAGTTATACCGCTCACTAGGAGTTCCAGAATCTCGTATCGCTGGATCAGGTGATGGATTTAACTTGGGTAGATCATCTGAGATACTAAGAGATGAAATAAAATTTACCAAGTTTGTTGGTAGAATGAGGAAGAGATTCTCACAGCTCTTCCTAGACATGTTGAAGACTCAGTGTATTCTTAAGAACATTGTCACTCCAGAAGATTGGGAAACATTATCAGATCATATACAATTTGATTATGTCTATGATAATCACTTTGCAGAACTCAAAGAGACTGAACTTATAAATGAAAGACTTGGAGTAGTCGCTGCAGTAGACCCATATATCGGTAAGTATTTTTCTCTTGATTATGTTCGTAGAAACATTCTGAAACAGAAAGATGAAGAGATCGAAGAGATAAACAAACAAATGCAACAGGAGATCAAAGATGGTCTAGTTGCCGATCCTATGGAAATGCAACAACTTCAAATGGGAGTTCATCCAGAACAAATGCCTGGTGGGGCAATGAATCCTGATCCTATGGGTATGGGAGCACCAACAGAACCTGGCATAGATGGTAGTGCCACAGAGGCGCCAGAAATGCCTCAAGGCGGAGAAATATAAATAATAAGTAATCTTTTACAAATTAACTATTATGGATAATGATTTAATTGACATGATTGCAGCTGATAATGCTCAAGCTGATGTGCATGATAAGATCAAAGAGATCCTTTATGCTAAGTCGCAAGAGAATATTAATACTGTAACACCAGCAGTCACTGCTGACATGTTTGGTGGCCCTAATCCTTATCTACAAGATGAGGGAGAGGAACCAGAAGCAGAAGTAGCTGATGGTACACCTAGTTCCGTTGAGGATACAGCGGAAGTTGAAGCACCTACTGCTGAAGTAGATGCACCTGATGATGAG